ATGCTTACTACTCTCATCTACCGAAGCCACCTGCGAGCTGATGCACCAATTCAATCCATTATTGATATGGTCAATCAAGCTAATTACCGAAATGAACGTGCGGGGGTAACTGGTGTTTTACTTTTCAATGGGATTCATTTTTTACAGCTCCTAGAAGGTGAAGAAGCAGATGTAATGCAAATCTATAAAAAGATTTGCCTGGATACACTTCACTTTAACATTGTAGAACTCTTATCCGATTATGCCCCTTATCGACGATTTGGCCGCTCAGGCATGGAATTAATTGATATAAGACTATTCAGTAAAGACGAGTGTCTGGACAGGGTTCTTCAACGTGGAACAACCCAACATAAATTGCTTTACAATGACAGAGCTTTAAGGTTTTTCCGTACATTTATAGATTCAGCTGAGACTGATAGCTATTATGAACTTCCTGATAGTTTCAGTTGGTTTTTTTCATCTGATGAAATAGATGTATCATCGGTTAGTCCAGCTATAGTCGAAAACATGCATGCAGTTATAGACCCTCTCGCTGGCCAGATACATTCTTTTGTACTGAGTGCAAAATCAGACAAAGACAACATAACAGCTAATAATTTACTTTTTGATTTGGAGTCGAAGAGAGATTTATTAAAAACCGCAGGAAAATTAATCACCTCTTCACAAAGAGTATCAATAACACTCCTGCCTTTAACCTTACTCAGAGTACCTGATGCGATCAAGCTATTGCTCGATTACATTCGAGACAGCAACTTGTATCCAGAACAAGTTATAGTTGAGTTTTCAGAGAGCGAAATAATCCCAGAAATTGATGAGTTCGCGCATTCAGTGCAGATGCTCAAAAGTTGCGGTTTATGCGTTGCCATTAATGACTTTGGTGTGGGCAGTGCAGGTTTATTCTTTCTTTCGAAATTCCAGCCTGAGAAGCTAAAAATACACCCTCAACTGATCCAGAATATACATAAAGACGGTTCTAAGCAGGCGATACTACAAAGTTTAATTCGCTGCTGTGAACTTTTAGAGATAAGAATTTGTGCAACAGGTGTCGAACTTCCAGAAGAATGGATGTGGTTAGAATCCGCTGGGATATTTTGCTTCCAGGGCAATCTTTTTTCAAAATATGATAAAAGTGGTTATTTAAAGATCTTCTGGCCTAACTCAAACGAGTTAAATAATGAATAGATAATCCAAATCAGGGGATCCGCATCCGGTTTGAACTGGAAGGTAAAACAAACGATTTGGCTCTGTTCAATATGGCCTTGGACAGTAATATTCGAGGCTGTAATCTGGTCAAACTCAAAGTATCTGATGTTGCATATAGTTGCTCTGTTTCAAACAGAGCAACGGTGCTGCTACAGAAAACCGGTAGCCCTGTGCAATTTGAGATAACCAAAGCGACAAGAGAAGCTGCTACTGCATTGATAAAGCTTGGCAAATCGCTTCGCCATCATCCACGATTAGCGCCCTGCGCCTGAACTTTGCGAACTGCTTCCGTGCACCGGACAGGATAAGCAGTACCTGCTCTCCATTTCCGCTTGTGACGTTGTATCAGTCGAAATATCTGAAGTGCGCTATTAAAGTAATGGCAAATGCTGCCGATATGTTACTTACCTGCGTCATGAACGCAGGATTGATAACAAAGCCAAGGAAATTATACCCGCTCCCGTGCGGGCTTTTTCATGGGCTGCATTTACACAGGGCTTTCATCATCGTCTGTGCTGTTGATGAAGAAAGTCACTCTGCCCAGGACTTCGACCTCTTCCGCTGCGTCGCCCTCTATCGCTTCGCCATCTTCCGTGATTAAAGCCCGACCCATGACCCGAGCAAACTGAGTGCGGCCGCCGGACAAAATCAGCAGAACCTGATTCTGCACCAATCGGGTAACAGGCTCGATCACCGCAAACCCGGATGACGTTTCCAGGATGCGGGTATCGATGCCAACGCCGCAGATCAGCTCCGGCGTTAGGCGCCGCTCGACATAGTCGGTTGCTGGCGAGACGAACCCCATTACAAGACCCTCCCCATATTGCGCAGCATCCATAGGCGGTTCTGGCTACCGTCCGGCGTCTTGTCTACGAAGCAAGTCTGGTACTGCTCGATCCATTCATTCGCATCAGCCTGGGTGAAATGCCAGTTCCTGGCGCGCAGCTCCCGTATGAAGTCTTCTGTATGAAGGCACTGATACCCTTTCGGGTTTAGCTGTATCGCCGCGGTAAAAGCCGCGTTAATGTCTGATTTGCGGGGCATGGTGACCTCTCATTTATTATAACTGTGTATTTATACAGTAGTTTTAAAGAGGGTCCAGGGCAAGGAGGCTGTGCCTATTGATAATTACTGCTGAATATCCTGCTGGGTTTCGTGCTCTGCGGCTTCCAGCGCTTCTTCAGCGGCTTGTCTGCGCTGATTCCAGATGCTGTCCACCGGCATCTCCACACGGACAGAGACGAACTGATCGAACGGGATATCAACCGGGTCGCCTTCGGAAATCCCGGAGATCTCATTTCTGGCGAACGCCGGAGCATCAGGGTGGGTACGGTGAAAGGTTTTTACCAGCACTGAGCCGTCCGGGTTAACTTTATAATCCAGCCAGATAAGCGGCTGACGGTTACGGTCTTTGGGTATATCGAACCCGCCATCAACCCCACCCCAGGCCGCATCTGAATTCAGCCCTATACAGCCGCTTATCAGATACTCCCCGACGCCCAGTCGCTCAACTGCGCACCCCTCAGATTCTTCGTTGCAGACTGCGCGGCCGTCATGAAACAGGCGGATGACTGGCGAGGCTGCTTTTAAGGTTCCATCGGCAGCCTGGGTCGTATTCCCTGAGTGATAGAAATTAACCCTCCACTCTTCAGACGCACCAAAGCATGCAACCCCTACAACCTTCCTGTCCCGGTTGAAGTAGTTGATCATCCTGATTACTGAAAGGCCGCCTGTTGCAGCGGATGAAGCCCTGAGAACGTGCTTGAGTTCCACGCCTGAGCCACCATACCCGGTGTTCCCGTCATAATATGCGTAATGAGCGCCCTTCTCCTGAGCTGACGTCGGGACAGTAACGACAGGATCACCTATTCCCAGCGTATCGCCCACCGTTATAACCTGCCCCTTCGCTGCGCCAACATCCTTTTTGGCGGCCGTGCCCAGATCCGAAATCTCCGCAGTGGTCAGAGTAATGCTGTCTTTTCTCATTGCCATAACTTAACTCCTTACGCCCAGACGCGAGCCGGTGTTTTCGGTGTAACCACAAAGTCGTTCAGCCCGGATAAATCGAGCGAGTCATTCATGACCCGCAAATTGACGTGATAGCCGGGTTCGGTGGTGTACTTGATAACTTCGTTTTCTTCACCGGGATTGATAACTTCAGCAGGAACAGTGATAACGCCGACGATATCCAGGCTGATATCAGGATGATATAAACCACCCTGCTCTTCATCATCCACAACCCCCGCCGCGATTAATTGCGTGCGAATTTCGTCGGCGTCTTTGAAACGTAGATATAAATCTCTCATTAGCGGAGTCCATTAATTTGGTTAAGAGTCAGCATGCGGTGCCAGATACGGAAGTTGCGGATGTGATACACAACGTTCTGGTTGCTCTGAATATCAATACTGGTTGGTTTAGAGGCCGGGTTTGTTGGTGCCATGGTTCTGTTGCTGGTCTTCCCATCAAAATACATACTGTTTGTATTAGTGACGTCAACAGATTGCACATAGACTTTGCTGGAAAACGGATATGCTATAGCCACCGATGGTCCGCTCCCGCCAATGTAGGAGTTAATGGTGGATGATACCGCCCTGAATATAATATCGTTGTTGGACCCCCCAACCCTGATAAGGTCAGCGTAACCATTGCCAGGTGTAATATACCTATTAACAGCAATCTCAAATGCCAGCGTCCTGTTGAAAAGGTCACCAATTGCCTGATATCCAATATTACCAGACGGTTGCAACGAGAGTTTATCGCTGGCCCTTGTTACAGCCGATGCGCCGGTGGGAATATAGCTGGTTGCTACTGCGTTCTTTTCACATTGGACAGTTTGTATGAAAAGTTCCGAGCCTAAGGGAATTGTTCCAGATTTAGGCATAAAATAGATTCGACCGACATATGCACCATCAACTGGAGTTTTACAGGTAACGGTCCCGTACATATATCCATCTGGTCCAGGTATACATGTCGCATTTACAATGCTTGCGTTCGGGCTGTTGCCCACTGAGCCATCAAAATATAAGCCGACTTGCCCCTGATTCGTCCCGCTGGGGGCGTCAAAGCGGAACAACATAAAACCATCTGTATATGAACTCTTGAATCGGCAAGATATGGTTATAAAGTCACCGGTTACACAAGTGATGGCCGAACTGGCTAATACAGTAGCGTTATTCATGCCCGTGGCAGTGATGACACCGTCAAAGTTTTTTGACTGCGTCGCTCCGTCTGTGATAGTGCTCCTGGTCCCAAAGCCAACCGCTACGCCGCTCCATTTAGATGGATCGTCACTATTCAAAATATAATTTGAGCTGGACCCCTCAATTAATAACCCCTCACGCTCAAAACGAGGTTCGTTAATATCAGCGGTCTGCAATACACCGGATTTGTCGATATAAGTCGCAATCGTTGAGCGGGTAAAGGTCCCTGACTTAGTTGCAAGCTCCAGCACCTGCCCGGAAATTATCTGTTTGTCAAAAGGTGCAAACCCGGCATTCAGGCGCAGGTCATCATTGAGCGGCAACCAGACGTCAGGGAACGGGGCTGCCTCATAGGGTACAGACGTCAGTTTCTGGGCGGCGGCCAGTGAGGCTGCGGCACTGCTGGCGCTGGCGGCTGCGTTGTTCTCCGACGTTTTGGAATTCGTCTCAGACGTTTTTGCGTTCGTCTCGGAGGTTTTGGCATTCGTTTCGCTGGTCTTGGCTGCTGAAGCGCTGCTTGCCGCTGCGGTCTTTGATGAGTTCGCGTTCGTCTCAGAGGTCTTTGCATTTTTCTCTGATGCTGCAGCTGCAGCGGCGCTGGCTCCTGCCGCACCGGCCTGGGCGATCAGCTTCGTCCAGCTGGGACCCGTCTTTTTGGACTCGTCTGCCAGGGTTACGGTGACGTCACCGGTGCCCGATAAAATCAGGTCCTGGTTGATGATACTGGTTTGCGCCAGGCGAAAACCTTCCGTGACGGCTTTCGCCAAATCGTCATCAAGTGTGGCCATTCGTGATGTCCTTAAAATAAAAAACCCAGCCGGAGCTGGGTAGGAGGTTCTGAGGTTGTGGGGATCAGGAGAAGGAGCCGGTACCGCGAGTCACGGTCATTGTTGCAGCAGTGATTCTCATTGTAGCGTTGCCAGAGCTGAGAACGATACTAGCTTCGATGCGCTGCCCGCCCAGACCAGTAACCGCATGTTTTGCAGAGAACCATACCCCACCTACAGGAACGTCATAAGTGAACGTTCGAACGTTGCCTGCAATAGTCACCTGAACAGTGGCCACAACTGCGCCTACGAGTCCTCTCACATATATTAGAGAATCCACAATCGCGTTTTTACTTAAAACGCTATTACTGGAGTCCATATAGACCATTGGTATGCTTGTTGAAACAGCGCTATCTGATCGAGCACTGGCATCCGGGTACACCCCTGTGTTAGCAACGTCACCAACAAAGGATGTCGCTTCCACAGAACCTTTAAAACTCCCACTGGTCGCCTCAACTCTGCCTTTAAAAATCCCGTCAGTGGCATAGATCGTCCCGCGAACTGTCACGCCGTTAAACGTCGCATACCCGGATTTATTGATATGCCAGCCGACATTGCCGGTCCCGTCCCAGTTGCTGGACTGGATGTAATTCCCAATCTTGCCGTTGTCGATAGAGCCGTCCTGGATGAACACCGAACGCATGAACATCTGCCCGCCGGTCGAAGCAAACACCAGTTCTTGCCCGTTCGTCGTCGGGTTATACACCGCGAACGTATCGGCAGAAATCAGGAAGTTTGAGGCTCCTGTACCGTCAATGCCCAACTGAATACCCGCGATGCGTTTGACACCGTTCGCCTCCACCTGGACTTTAACGCCCCATTGCGCGTTCAGCTTACCGTTGATGTCAGCAACAGCCTGGCTGGTCGTCTGCACAGTGGCATTGGTATCGCCGATTGCTGCCGTCACCTGCTCAATGCTGGTTGCGGTCGCGCTCTCCAGATCCGTAACGGCTTTATCAATGCGCGTGATGGCGGCGGCGTTAGTCTGGCCGTTTTGCTCAACCGTGGCCTTAAGCGTCGTGACCTGCTCAGCTACAGCGCTTGTGGCATCCGCGGCGGTCTTCCGGGCCTCGGTGATCTCGGCCATCGTTTTCGTTTCGCCAACGGCAAACGTGACGCGCTGATCCGAAAACGCAAAGAAGTTGGCAATGGCGTTGCTGACGCTACCCACAATGCCGGCATCGCGGCTGGCCGTGTTACCATCCACATCCACTTTCAGACTGTCGATACGGCGACCGAGCGCGCTGTCTGCATCCGTGCGGGCCGTGGTTTCCGTGCTGATGTCCGCCGTGTTCTGGTCGGTTGTGGCCTTAACAGCAGCCAGCGCGGTAGTCTGCGCTTTGTTGTTATCGGTTACGGCTTTATCGATACGCGTGATATCGCCGGTATTTTTCCCTACGGTGGTCTGCAGGCCTGACAGCGTGGTGGCCTGCGACTCCTGCTCAGTCGTCAGCGTTGCCAGCTCCTGAGTTACAGTGGCTTTGTTGGCATTAACAGTCGCTTCCAGCGCCGTCCTGGCTGTCACCTCCGCTTCCTGCGCCGTGATGCGCGCCTGGCGTTCGGTGTAGAGCAGACCCGAGGCCAGCTTCGACGGGTCATCACCGGTATAACCGCCCCGGATCTGCGTCGCCAGCGTCTCACGCGCTGTGGCTTCCGCCTGGTCGCCAGCAACCCGGGCTGTCGTTTCCTGCTGCAGCGCCGCCATACCCGCGCCGGGAGTAGGCCGTCCGAGCGCCACCCAGTCAATCAGGTAGTAGTTCGTCGCGTCCTGCTTAGTGGACAGATCCAGCCTGAACTGATTCATCGTGGCTTCAGTCAGCCAGGGGATATTGTCGAACTCCAGCGTGGCGATCCCGTTCGCGTCGTATGCAGGCTCAGCGACAGTTAGCATGTTGGTGTCGTTGAAGCCACCGGTACCCCGCCACCGCAGCTGTCCAGCCCAGCCCGGCGCCCCGAACTTCCTGATGCGCAGTTTAACGAAGCGATAGGACGACGAGTTAATACCCAGTGAACCGGGAGACGCCACCCATGGATCTGTGGCATGGTTCGCCGGGCGGATCCAGCCATCAACAATCGTCGGCGTCCCGTTCCCGGTCCAGCCCTCTACTGTCGAATCGAAGTACCAGATTTTTGCCGGGTCGAACTGCGAGCCGGTACCTGCAGAAATCTGCCCAATCTGCTGCGCCAGTGACTCCGTAGTGGTCTGGATCGTCTGATTGACGTTACTGATATCCGCGACGCGCGCGTTCTTCTCGGTCAGCAACGCCTGGCCGCGCGCTGCCGCTTCATCGGTAATGGCTTTCTTACGGTCCGTGACCTCCTGTGCCAGGCCTGCTTTGGTCGCCGCCGACTCTGTCGTGACTGTGCTGATGTCATCGCGCGCTGACTGAATATCGCCACTGAGGTCAGCGATGTCTGAGACAAGGTTTTTATAGCCGTCGGTCTGCTCGAGAGTGTCGCCGATCATGTCGAGATAATCACTGGCTTTCGAGCTGGACTGGCCTGCCACCCACGTGGTCCAGTCGCCGGTGTTGCCGATGCGATCGACCAGGCGCGCGCGGTACCACTGACTGACGCCCGCCAGCATTGGACCATGCTGATAATGCGTCGCCGGATACGGCACCAGCGCCAGTAACTGTGGGTTAGCCTTGTCATCCGTGGTGGCGCGCTGAAGCTCGGTGTATGCCGTATCGCCGGTACCATCCGGGAACGCCCAGGTGATATCGATAGCCCAGACCACATCGTCGCTCGCCAGCAGGCTCTGCGGCGTGCCAGGTTTGCCGGTTTTACCCGTGAGGTAAGTCGTATCGGCGTAGCCCCACAGCGAACCTGACTCCTGCGCGTTCAGCGCACGCACCCGCACGTCGTAGCTCCCGGTGT